ATACTGCAAGTGCTCCTTCTGGAATTTCAGTAAGTTCAGGAAGTTTATCATTGAACTCATTCATGTCATAGCATACCCACTCACCACTACGGAAGATGTAAGAATACTCTTCACCTTCTTTCAAATACTCACATACGTTGTTGTCAAGACGGGGAGGGCAACTCTCACCACGAGCAGAATAATACTCAGGAGAATACTCACCCTCAGGAAGTTTATCACCCCAGATAGAATCAGTCCAGCAAGATGACATGTCACCACCATCAATCAGTTCTGCTACTTTCTCCTTTGTATTGTAGTGCGTCTTGAGAATCCGACCCAACCAAGTAGGATAACCATCCCAGTGATGATAAACAGAAAGAATAGAATCATCTGAGAGTTGAATGCCAATGCGTGAGCGAGTTGCCATGCTAGAAAGAGAAGGTGGATGAGAGGCGGCAGAAGTTTGTCTCTGCTCTTATGTGTGTTGCCTCTGGGTGTGTTGTGTCAGGTCTCCCCTCCACTCATCTAATATACACGAAAAAGGGGGGTATGAAACCCCCCTTGTGCCACTTATTCAAGTGTCCCAATCAGTCTTCATAAACTAAACATTCAGGTTCTGATGGGTTGGCATCACAATATAGTTCAAGTGCAGTTGGATCATGATGATCACCTGCTTCAATTTCTTTCTGATGATGTTCTACATAATCTTCCAATTCATGTAGTTCACCTTCAATGTGACGACGTTGATTAGGAGAAGTTAGAGGGTTGTCAAGGATCTGTTTATCTACCTCAATATGCTGCTCGATTGTGTCCATGCGAAGTTTTGTAATTTGTTTTACTTATTTATTTTGATTAATGGTTCAAAGTGCTACATTTGCACTATTCTTGAGTCTTTGAACCATAGAATCTGCGAGTGCTTCCATCCTTTCGGGATGAATTGAACGGATTCCTGCCTCTTTTAAGGCAATTTCCATACTTTTCTCCTCTATTTCTGTCAATTTCTTGCCATTTTGGGGAAGAGTCATAGGTGTCTTGCTTTTACTGAGATATTTTAGCGTTTCCGCACAAAATTAGTTAGTAATTTAAGGTTTTCTTTGTAATTGCTTTACAAATATTGTGCTAAGTTCCTGGTGTCCATTCGTATCCACCTTCTTTACTAATTCTATCCATCTCTTGTTTTAAAGAAGAATTGAATTTTAAATGATTCTCATCATACCAAAAATTTTCCCATTGTTTCATGGACTCCTCAGATCCATCTTTTCCTGAAAAAGCAATAGTTTCTTTCTTTGATGTGAGTGCTGATTCACCTTTTAAGAGCTCTAAAAGTTTCTTACTATGTTTATAGCATGTTTCATGATAGTCTCTTCTCTCTCTGACAGTTCTTACAATTGTTTCATATACTTGTTGTGGAGTGTGTGGAGACTCTAATGATTCTTTCACCCAATCGGATAACATATTCAGTGAGTAATCTTCATGCTCATCAAATGGTTTCATCTAGATTATCTTTGACTAGGGTCTCTATCATAGTGCTAATTTCTTTACTTGTCAAGTTATTTAAAAAATTCCACTTAGGATCATTCTTATCCCATTCTATAGTAAATGTACCATCGTTATTCTGGTTTACTTTCAGACTGTCTTCCATTTTTCTTTAATTGCTTTCTAATCATTTTAGCATACGTAACCTCTTCTTGGGAATACCAGTTGGGATGTTTTTTGGATCTTTTGATAATTTTTTTGGTTGCCTTTTTGTCGGATAAATCCACTTTAAGTCTTATTTGGATGTTTTAAGTATTTAACAACTTTGCATTAAAAAACCCCCTTGCGAGGGTTAATCGTATTAAATTCTCTGAATAATCAAGGCGGATGCAGATAAACTAACATTTTTTACCTCTAACTGACTGTGTGCAAACTTAAGTTAGAACCTCCCGACAGATTCTTTTACAGACTGACTGATTATTGTCACATTCTACCAGACATTCATAATACTCGTTGATCAAATTATCAGAAATTTCAGACTTGTTTTCCTCCAGTTTAAAACCTGCTAATTGATTAAACGATATTAAATTGTGCATGATGAACCTCCATGTATTAGATAAGCAAAAGACATAATATAAAGATTTTCAGATCATTGTTCCTCCGAAGTTCTCCCTAATATTTATCACGAATTGCTGACATTTGCAAGTTTCTGAAATAAAAATTTATGCCTAGGATGATGTGCTTATCTTGATATAGTCTTGAGAACTTCTTGTTGTTTGAGGTAAAGTTTCATATAACATTTACATATATCTCTCAGTTCATCAGGAGTTAAACCATCAAGATCACGAGACATCTTTTCATAGGTAAATTGCCTACTTGTAGTTTCTAAAGTAATTTTTTCTGGATCCATAACTTTAACTATAGTTCTTTATTAGTTATATTATTACCATCTTTTTGTTTTGAGATAATCTAAAACATCATTGCGAACATCCATCAGTTCATGATAACATTTTTGATTACGAGCACAATCGCGGAGAGATGCATCAGGTTTAATCACGGATTCAATAAAGATATCAAGTCCACGATTCCACTTTTCCTGTTTGCTTTCGCAATCTTCAATGCTGTTTTGATCCTTCATCGTTTTTTCTTCAGATTTTTTTCTATGTATGAAACAGCAGATGGATAATTTTTTGAAGTGTGAACGATCGATCCGTTGTTGATAATCACAAACTTTTTAGATTTTGCGAGTGGAACAGCTGCCCACATACCATCCTTGGTTACATAACCACTTGGATATCCAACTTTGTTTTCTAAAATGTCTTTGTTAGGACAAGTGTAGAACTTTCGGTAGTCTTTTGATTCACTCATTAGAAGACGGCAGTAACACTTACAACTGTTGCCGTAGGATTACGTGCAAGTGCAGTTTTTCTTGCTTCTTCATAGTTTCGTGCGATGACAATCTCATCAAAGACGGTGCCAGAAACATAGAGTTGAACTTTGCACTTCATGGGAGGTTCCCTTGATTACCTTTGTATTATAGCAGAGTGGAGCAGCATTCTACTCCTGATGTGACAGTTCTACTTCCGGACCACTGAGATTGCAGGTTTACCCTGTTCAAATACAGTGTCAACCACTGCCTGTACGCTCTTGGCAGTGCTGATTCCCACCTTATCAAAGACTGGCACGCAGACCAGTCCAAAGGTCTTCTCAGCACCACCCAGACGGATCACACGACCGATAGACTGACTGATTCCAATGTAGTTCATGTTTCGCATGAATAGAACTGCCTCCAGTCCCTTGACATTGATGCCCTCGGACAGGATAGAGTGGTGCATGACAACAAAACGAGTGCTATCCTGACCCCAGGTATTCAAAGTCTTGAAGAATTCCTCACGGGAAACTTTCTTACCATTGATGATTGCACCGGTCTTAGATGTAATATACATCCAGTTGTATCCACGCTCATGTAGTTGCTGACAAAAGTCAGATTGACTTACCATACGCAGAATCTGCTTGGTAGAACGTGCTGCAATTAGAATCTTATTGAGTGAGTTTGCATCAATAGTATCAAGCAGATTCTTCTCATCAGATTGCTTGAAATCTCCCTGAGGCAGTTGCTGAACCACAACTTTGGGAGGAAGGATATAACCTTCTTTGACAAGTTGAGGTGCAGGAATGTTGCAGATGACCTGACCATAAACCTCAGGATCATTCATTCCTGGTTTGAATACAGACAACGAGTGCTTAGGAGTCGCAGTGAAGAAATAGCAACGATCAGCATCGCTACTGAAGAACTCAGTTGCAGGAAAGAAGTTACGTTGAACTGAGTTATGTGCCTCATCAAAGTAAATTGTATTCACTTCAATGTCTGCCTCTACAAGACGATGTAGGGAGTGATATGTGGTGAAGATGATGACATTCTCACCAGCAGTTCTTGCAGTGTTGTTGAACAGGTGAATTGTATCTGCTTTAGTGGTGCTGAAATACTCAACATCACCACTATGAACCTGCATTACATGAGTGTGAGTAGTATCAATCACCTCAAGAAACTCTTTGCAGAGTTGCTCTGCTAGAAGAATGCGGGGAGCAACAACAACAATAGTAGAACCATTATCAATATACTTTTGATTCTCAATAATATCATGTATCATACACATGGTCTTGCCACCACCCGTAGGGATGATGACCTGACCCCTGTCATATGCCAGCATTGCATTCAGTGCTTTCTTCTGGTGTGGGCGAAGGGTGACCAAGTGCTGTCCTGTTTGGTATGAATATATTATAGCAGAAAACCACCCCGATTAGGAGGTGGTGTGACAGTTTTACAACCGGTTTCTATAGTGTCTTAAAGCTTCCTCTTCAACCCGGACAAAGGTAGTCTATAGGGTTTTCATGATTCTGTCAAGTTATTATGTTGAACTTGTTACTGCCTCCCATGCAGAACCATTCCAGAAGTTAAGTTTGTTTGTGGTTGTGTTATACATGATTGCACCTTTAGGAAGGTTGCCATAACCACTCATTAAGTTTCTCTTGGTGCTATTGAATGTGGGGATTGCAAGTGAATCATATCCAGATTGATTCTGTGTCAATGTTGCAACACCACAGAATACTGTGCCACCTGTGCTAACATTAAGTCTTCTGGATTCATTGTTATAAACGACTGAACCACCAGGAATTCCAGATTCACCAAGAAGTTTCTTGGCAGTTGCTGTTCCAAATCCAGATTGAACTGGATTTACGTTTTGATTACCACCAGCATTTGAGGTGTGAAGATTGGCAACGATGTCTAATTCTTCATTATTAAGTGAAGGCATGATGACAAAACTGCTCATCGTGGTACTTGCCATACCAACATCAAGAACAGATCTTGCAAAGTAAGTATTGATTCCAATTCTAGTTAAATATTTTTTATCTCCTGCATCAGTTGGAACTAGTCCTTGATCAGTTGCTCCATATCCTGCCGCAACAATAGGAGCAGTGGGAACAAATAATCCACTTCCGCCAAACATGACGAAACTATTTTGCGTTTGGAAACTTCCATTTGCAAAATCAGGAACAGTTTGTCCTAATGCAGATGGAATTATTCTTGGATCAGATATAAATGAACCATCAGTACTGGTGGCAATTCCAAGTTGTGTTGCAGAAATAATTTTTCCAAAGGCATAAGAATCTCCAAAAATTGCAGACTCAAAAGCACCTGCGGGTGGGAATCCATCAACACTATCTGTGCCAATCCCTAACTTCCCACCAACAAAAGTATTTCCTAAGAATGTTCCTATGCCATTTCCAACTTGAAAATTGCGACTAACAAGAAGATCATTGAAGGTCGAAATACCACTGGTTACACTAATAACAGCACTACTAGAAATTGGTAGAGCACTACCATTACCAAGAGTGAGTTGATTAGCACCTTGTCCTACGGTAAGAATACCAGCAACTTGTCCGTAACCACTTATAAATGTATTTCCTCCGACTTCCAGTTCTCGTGTTAATGTAATACCATGACGATTAACACCTACTTTACCATCATATGTGGTTTCAAATTTAGTATTATCGTCATATCTAACCTTGAAACTTTCTGTTGTTCCGGCACCAGATCCAGAATGGAGATTGATATTAACTCCACCAAAATCATAGTTGGAGAGACTTAGTGTTCCTGAGTTGAAACTTAAAACACCACTACTATTACCTGTTCCAACAGATTGTCCGACACTAATTCTAGAAGTATTACTGGATGTAATAACATCTATTGCTGTATTTGTTGTCTTTCTGATTTCAATATCAGAGGCAGGAGTATCAGAACCAATACCGAGTTTATTATCAACAACCAGTGCGGTTACAGTTGCGGATGAACCAACAATATTTCCTACTGTAATAGCAGGTGTACCATCAAGTCCGAATGAAGTTGATGCAAATCCTGCTGTCTGTGCAACACCACTCAAATATCCTGTGACATTACCAGTCACATTACCCGTAACATCACCTGTAACATCACCAGTTACATCTCCAGTGAGATTACCATCAAAACTTGTTGAAGTAGTGACACCAGTAACATTTAATCCACCAGCAGTAATTTGTGCATCATCGGTGAATGTTGCAATACCAGATACTACAATACCTGTAGAGTTTGTATCAAACTTCGCGGCATTAACTTCTCCAGTTAAATTTCCGGTAAAACTTGTAGCAGTTACGGCACTACCAACATTTAAATCATTCTTTATCTCGGCACTGGAGAAGAATGTGGAGAATCCGGATGCAAGTATGCTTGAACCAGTTATAATGCCAGTTGCTCTGAATGAACCAGCAGTTACAATACCTGTGAAGTTACCTTGTCCTGTTGAATCAATACCAACACCATAAGTTGCCGATGTTGGATCATCACCAATTTGTAATAATGATACGGGATTAGTGGTGCCTACCCCAACATTAGCTATTGTGGAGATTCCTGCGTCGGTGATGGACCATCCGGTTCTTGCAACAGCAACAACACCGGATAGTAAACTACCATCACCAATAAATTGCTGTGCCGTTACAACACCGGTTGCATTAAGACTAGTTGCATCTAATACAGTTAATGTCGATACGCCCGATATGAATACGTCCTCAGTGACAAATAAGTCCGTTGTCGATACAACACCACTGACCTTTGCAGTTCCTCTTACATCAAGAAACTCGCCCGGAATCGATGTGCCGATTCCGACCAGACCATTTGCATCTACTATGAAGTTGTCATTATCAACTTGGACACCATTACGAAAATTAAAGGACTTCTTATAATTTGCCATCTACTTTAGAATACTTTAGGATCTCCATCTAGTTATTTATCTGATAATTTTTGCTCTAGAATTTCAACCTTAGATGATAGTTCCTTAACTGCTTCAATAAGTAGTGCAGTGAGTTTGTCGTATTTGACTGCCATGTAACCAGTTTCTCTCATAACTGTGAGTCCAGGAAGTCCAAGAGCAGCAATTTCTTGTGCGATGACACCCGTATCTTCACCTTCATGAACACCACCTTCAATCCAGGTAAATGTATTACCACTAATTGAGAGCACCTTGGCAAGAGGTTGTTCAATTGGTGTGATGTTCTCCTTCAATCTTTCATCAGAAGAGAAGAATGCAGTAATATCATCGGTGACCTGAAGTTCTC